CCGTCCGTAGCCGTTGCATGTTCATCGACATAGAAGCGGAGTTTCCCTACATCTTCAGGGTCGACAATTTTGTTTCGGATTAGGTTCTGAAATTTTCTCTTAACTGCGATCTTAAAAGCGTAATCCAGATATCGTTGCTTCGTCTTTTTATTTTCGAAGATTTTTGGTTTGAGTAACTCTTGATAGACAATTACACCAAACTTATGAAACCTATTAAGTGACCTAAAGAGTTTGGCTTTACTTCCATTAGAAAGAAAACACGCTTTCGCTTCGCAATCATCTTTGAGACCATCGCGAGCTCTCGCTACGAGTTCAGCATTTTTGTAGAGTCTGGTCGCGTTGTCTGCCTCAGAGAAAGACAAGAACATCAATCCTCCAAAGACAAAGATTTTGTTGTTCTTCTGATCAAAAACGCCGGACTCGTCAGAGTATATGAAAATGTCCATTTTTAGATCGTAGATAAGAGAAAAGCCGCATGACGCGGCTTCTCCCCCTGCGGTCGGCTATCTTGAAAGATCGCTTAAACGTTAATTCGATTCCGCAAGGTATACGGCGTAGCCTTAACTACCCGCACTGCTAATTTAGCGACGGTTAGCACCGATTGTCAACGTTTGGCACCTATTATTTTGTAACAGCCTCGCACCCGCGGGGCTTTTTCTTTTTCCGGAGCCGTCTCATGAAAGAGGCTTATTTCGACCCGGCACTGCAGAAGCACCTTGAGCGCCGGGCGCTGATCCACAAATGGCAAGCGCGACGGGCGCTCTTCAAAAAGTACCGAGTTCTCATCGCCAGCAGCGCAGCTTCCGTCTCAATGGTCGCTGCGCTTTTCTTTTGGAAGATTTATCCGCTCATATAGGAACTGAAAAGATGACATCAGCAGAACGCCTTGAATGGCTTAAGAACCGTCAGACCGGCATCGGCGGGAGTGACGTCGCCGCCATCCTCGGACTCTCAAAGTGGAAGACTCCGCTTGACGTTTACAACGACAAGATTGCCGAGACCCCCGTTGAAGAATCCAACGCTTCCATCGAATGGGGCAACCGGCTCGAGCCCGTCATCCGCCAGAAGTACGCAGACGTGACCGGTGTTCCCGTCACCGTCCCGAACGAAACGTTCCGCCACCCCGAGCATCCGTTCATGATTGCCAATGTTGACGGATTGCTTCCGAACGGCAGTGTGCTTGAGATCAAAACCGCGCGTTCCGGAGCGGACTGGGGCGAGGAAGGTACAGACGAAATCCCCGAGTATTACCTCACGCAAGTGCAGCACTACATGGCCGTGACCGGCGCCAAGATGTGCGATGTGGCCGTACTGATCGGAGCTAGCGACTTCCGCATCTACCACGTCGATTTCGATCCGGAAATTGTCGCGATGCTGATCGAGGAAGAAAAGGCGTTCTGGCAGCGCGTCATCGACCGCAATCCTCCAGCTCCGCGCACCTACGCCGAAGCAAGCGCAGCATTCCCGCGTTCAAAGGCGCAGGCCGTCGAAGCGTCAGATGAAATTATTCAGGAGGCTGTCGAGCTCGAATCCGTCAATCGACAGATCGACGAACTTAAAGAACGTAAAGAAGAGCTGCAGGGCCTCATCACTTCCTTTATGGGCGAGTCGGACACCCTGGCCGCTGCTGGCAGAACCATTGCCACATGGAAGACAAACAAGCCGCGCGTCACATTCGACAGTGCCACTTTCAAAGCCAAGCATCCGGACCTTTACACACAGTATTGCAAGGAAGGCAAACCCTCCCGCCGCTTCCTGCTCAAACTCAAATCGGAGTAGTTAGAAAATGACAAACGATGTTGTAGCAAGCCTCAATCCCTTCGGCTCGCCCGCAGCCGGCAATGCCGTAACGCCGACCACGCAAACCACTGACAGTGCTCGTGCCGTGGCGGAAGTCCAAGCCGCGCTTGTTATTGCCCGAATGAATCCGCGTGATCAACGCCAGTCGATGGATAGAATCCTCAACGCCTGCTGCCGTCCGAAGCTGGCGGAGACTGCGATCTACGCATACTCACGCGGCGGCTCCGACATCCAGGGACCAAGCATCCGTCTTGCCGAGGCCATTGCTCAGCAGTGGGGAAATATGCAGTTTGGCATCCGCGAGCTGAGTAACCACGGCGGCAAGTCCGAAGTCCAGGCGTTCGCATGGGACGTAGAAACCAATACGCGCCGCGAAGTGACCTTCAGCGTGCCACATATCCGCCACACGAAGAAAGGCAGTTACAAGCTTGAAGACCCGCGCGACATCTACGAACTCGTCGCCAACCAGGGCGCCCGCCGACTGCGCGCTTGCATCCTGTCCGTCATCCCCGGCGACGTGATAGAGGCCGCCGTCAGTCAGTGCATGCTGACGCTCAAGGCTCACTGCGACGTCACCCCGGAAGGCATCCAGAAGCTTGTGGGCGCCTTCGAGGCGATCGGTGTTTCCAAGGCGCGCATCGAGAAGTTCTGCCAGTGCCGCGCCGAAGCAATCAAGCCGGCACAGATCATCCGTCTGCGCAACGTGTACTCGTCAATCAAGGACGGCATGAGTGGCCCTGACGATTGGTTCGAGCCTGAAGAAAAGCCTGCACTCGAAACCGATACCTCAGGCAAGAAGAGCCTCAAGGACAAGCTCAAGGAACGCAAAGCCAAGACCGAGCCGGAACCCCTTCCGGTTGCAGAACCCGCTGAACCAGAAACCCCGCAACCCGAACCTGAAGTGGCACAGCCGGACATCCCGGACGAGTCCTGGGTCAAGGCATACGCACAAGGAACTAACACACCATGACAGACGTCAAAGCAATCGCCAAAGAAGTCGTCAAGGAACTCAAGCGCGGGCAGTCCATCGTGGTCACAGCCTCGGACATCGCTCTCATGTGCGCGTATGCGCCCGACAGCAAGCCAGTGCGCGACATGCTCGCAGACCCGACTTTTCCGCCCTGCGTCTCTCTGGTCGAAGGCGGCACCCGCCGCTACCTTCGCAAGGACGTCGAGCGCTGGATCGAGCGCAAGTTCCAAGACGAAAGCAGGCTTGCCCTGCAAACTTTTCGCGCATAAGGAGCGGCCGCAGCAGTGCGGCCTTTTGCATAAATGACAAATAGATTCGAGATTGATCCACGGTTCAAGAAGATTGCGGATTACTACGGCTTCGATTATCAAGCCGAAAAAGCCATAGAAGAATGGCCGAGCTGATCGTTGCGATTAAGCACCTTAAAAAGCTTGACGGCAACGAGGCGGACTACCTTGTGTATTTCGTTGAAGAACTGGCAGACGTGAAAATCATGATCGACCAGCTTTGCTATTTGAACGATAAGGGCATGCCGGACGATTGCGACCTGAAGACGGAACCCGAAATCGAGTTCAAGATCGAGCGTCAGTTGAAGCGCATCGCTGAGGAGGAGAAAGCATGACATACCGATTGAAAGACAGTGCTTTGCAAAAGCATCTCGACGCGATCAGCAACGGTGATTTTTCTCACCGTCTCCAAAACGAACTCCAAGACATCAGAGGTAACGGAACAACCGATGCCGATTACAGAATCTTCTTCGGGTTTATGTCCGGACGAGCAGAGCTTGTGAATCGCTTTTCCATGCTTCTGTACGAACACGAGATTGAGGCAATTCCAGAATACAACCCGAACGAGTGGAACGCTTACCCAGAAGTAACACCTCCGGAAGGTATATGGATGCGTGTCGAGGCTCAGAGTGTTTCGACAGGAGAAATTAGTCGAGTTTGTGCCATTTTCCGAGGAGGAAAGTGGCATGAGTCAGAAGAAGGTGTAGCCACAGATCTAGTTGAGTTTGCTGGCATTAAAAAAGTGAAGCGTTACCGCTCCTGGGAGTGAGCCATGAGCGAGACCAAAATCGTTTGGCACAAGTATCCGGACGAAGTGCCAGAGCCGTACATACCTGATTAACCCTCTTCGGCCGCCCGCCGGTTCCCCCTCGGGCTTTCCCAGCCGGTGCGCGGCCACCGAAGCTTTTCACCTTGCCGTGCCGCAACCTGACTTCGGGGACGGCGTTTTTTCGTGTTGCGCCAGTGGCGCGGCAAGATGCAAAGCTTTGTCTCTTGCAGGAGGGAAAAATGCCTTTTGGTTTTTGCCGCGAATGTACTTATTGCAGGTCATTAGGTCAGACAGTTCAACAAGTCGTGAAGGCAGGTAAAAGTCCGGCTACATATCGATGGGAATGTCTTCGTCACGCACCTGTTCGCGATCCGAGCATGCCGACCAATATCTACGGAACATCTCCACATCTCGATGGTGTTGAAGTAGATAGCAAATTTATAGGTTGCGGCGAGTTCGAACCTGACACATCCACATAACCACTTCGGCCGCCGTCTGCTATGTGTGAAAGCGAAGGACACTGCGCGGCCAACTATTACGAATGAAAAACATACTAGGGCTTTCCGACCTAATCCGATTATTGTCGTGCGCACTTCCGCCAACTACCGGCCAAGTACTGGCCGAATTCCTAGAAAAGCAACCTGAGCTATTTGTTGGCGGTTGCCAAATGAAGTGTGGCGCATTAGAGATGCTTTCTAATCAGGCGTCAAAAACTCAGTCCAATGGTGTGCCGTCATCCACTTATGAGTGGCTTTCCAATGCTGCTGCTTGGTTTTACACGCAGAACGTTGCATCCTTCGATTCTGATTTTGCGAATGTTCTTGTCAAAACATCCTTTGATAAGGACTTCGATCTAAATTGCATCAAGCGATTCGAGGGGAATCCGATATATATCCCGCTCGAAAAACCGTGCGAGTGCAACTTAGGGAGCCAAGCATCCTTTTCGAAAGATACCGGCACCTTTCTCGGTGTAGTAGTCTCGGTCGAGTCAACCTCGCAAAATAGAGCAACAGGTATTTATTTCAATTTTCTGTTGATTTCAAAATTTGTGGATAGTGACAATACAGACTGGGCGATCAGCAACTTTCTTGTTGTCACACGGGACGGAGAGAGCTTTTCGATTGATAAATTCCTTCAGTCGTTCAAGACGTTCGTACTGGATGATGAAGGCGTAGCCAAAGAGATCGTCGAAAAGCTTGTCTACTTGTTATCCGATGAGCCAGAAGCCATCGAGTGGCGCCATGAGGTTTTGGGCTTCGTGCCTCAAATTAGGAAACACAAGCGCCGTGCTTCAACGATTTACGCTCCAAGGCAGCCACGAATCAAACGATTCGGTGAAGCGTTCGGCACAGAGATACGGCAGGCTTCTGCCGCTATGGTAACCGACCGATCCGTCAGACCGCACATTCGATCTGCCCACTGGCATACGTACCTCGTCGGCGAAGGGCGAAGCAAGAGAGTCATTCGATGGCTCAAACCGATCTTCGTTCATTCGCGTCAAGCCGAGCCCTCCGCAACCACCAGCACACTTCAACGCCCCTGAGAAATCGGGGGCTTTTTTTATGCCATGAGCAAACCCAAAAAGAGACGCACAAAAAAGTACCAACCCGGCAGGCCGAAGATTCCCGCTTGGGCGTACGACGCCTGGGGCCAACTGACCGAGTCCGACATCAAGCGCATCGACGACGTGGTCAATGTCGATCTCAACCTGATCCGATTGGGAACATACGATCCGGAACGGTACAAAGACATCCTTTTCGCTCTCAAGCAGTTCTACGCCTTCTCCAAACGATTCAACGGCTCAGACGAAAATGAGCTGCTTGCGACGATGGGGACGGCCGCAACGCAGTGCCTTTTGGGACTCTCCGAAGAGGCTTACAAGACCGGCAAACCTGCCAAGCCAACTTATGTCGAAGCCATGTTTGAGCCGCTTGAACACGCTCTCGCTACCTACTCGCTCATGATGCGCGAGTGCTACCGCAGTGAGCATGAAACAGCCAGACGTGAGGCCCGCCGGATGAGCCTCACCAAAGCAATCATGGAGGTCGGCAACGGAGGCTGTTGGATCGTCGATCCCAAAGACACCGCACAAAAAGGAATGGACAAGCTAGGCAAGGTTGGCATCGCCTACGTCCACAGACGCTGCGAGATCGGCTACCTCGAAGAAGACGAAGGCGCCATCTTCTGGTGCATCCCTGACAAACAAACTTTCATCCGACTGGAGAAACCAACTTTGGTTTTGCTCTTTGAAAAGGAACCGAGTCATGCAAGAGCCATCCTCAACCAAAACAAGTGATGCGAAAACACGGATCGTGCCAGTTAGCTACCCAAAAATGCTAGTCAAGCTTCGCCCCCTACGAAACGGCCGCATTCGTCTCATTTGTCACACATCAAAGAGGCTGATCTGGCTGATTGATATGACGGATCAGGAGGCGCTGGCACTGCAGGCCGCCATCAATGACGCGATGATCGAGGCAGACAAAGCCAACGACCAACAGGCCTGAACAGAACCCCCGGAGCAATCCGGGGGTAAAATTTTTTTGTCCTCAAATGCACGCAGGCCCCGGAAGCCGAAGCGTCCGAGGCCTTTCATTTACGCGCCTAGCAGAGTAAGAACAGGATCAAGAAAATCAGGATTTTCAAGACCCGCCTTGCTATACTAGCGGAAGAAGATTTGTGTTCCATTTATCAATCTTCCTTTAAGCGGCTCGGTGCTACCAACACCTGAGCCGTTTTGCTACGGTTTTGTCCCGGTGACTGGATGGCTACCGCAGCAAAACCACCCAATGCTTGCCGAGTAATGGAACGAACCTCGGACAGACAATTCTTAAGACTTTACACAGACCCCTACCTTTCCACCATGCTGTCAAGTCGCTTGGCAATGTCCTCCGACTTCGGACGGTAGTAGCGCTGCAGCATCTTCAGATTTTTGTGCCCGGTCTGGCGAGCGAGGGACAGAAGATCAAGGCGCGGCGCCCCCGTCTTCGGATCAGGACTCGCCGCCCACGTCGCAAAAGTCGCGCGAGAGTCGTGGAAATTCAGTCCTTCTCGGATGACTCGGCCCTGCGAGTCGAGCTCGGGACCAAGCCCTGCCCTGTCGCGAATCTTGCGCCAGAGCGCGTCTCTCGTGGCATCGCTCAAAGCCCCGAAGATTTGTGGCTT